TACCACCCCTAAAACCATATTATTTACCAAAAACCTGTTCGTAATAGTCAACCATAGGTATATACCTATGGTTGACTATTACGAACAGGTTTTTGGTAAATAATATGGTTTTAGGGGTGGTACTCTTACCATGATCAATGTAGAACAGCTAGTTTTTACCTCCAATTTTTACTGGTTGTTCGGTGGCTTCATATACCACTTCCTTGCATTTGATCGATTAAGAGCGTACTGGGGATCAACGATATGATCCCTTTTTTATTACAAGGAGTAATTATGGAAGATAAAAACAATCCCAATACAGGGAGTTTATTTAAAAGTAAATTTAAAACTAACGATGGATCTGAAGAAGATAATAGTAGAGAAGATTACTATGGCACTTTTAAAGATGAAACAGGCAAGGTATGGAAACTAAAGGCCTATATTAAAAGTAGTCAATATGGTAAATGGTTAAAGTTCTATGTAAAAGATCCAGATCAACAACAGCAGGGTACTGCCCCACAACAGCAGGTAGCACCATCTTTTATACCCCAAGAGCATATCAGACAGGAAGATGTTTCACAAGATCCTGAAGATGATATTCCGTTTTAATCATGACTAAAATAGAAGATGGTATTGAATACCAAAGAACGGATGGTGGTTATTGGAGTAAGCTGTATACATTAGATGATGGCCGTAAGATTACAACTCATGAATTAGCATTAAGAATTGGTTGTAGCATTCCTACTGCTAGAGTTAGGTTAAATAAATATTCTGATCCAAAAATAGTATTTAAACCTGTTAGAGATCTAAGTAGAGCAGACAATCCATTAAAGATTGACATTACTAATTGGATAGATGCCAATAATTGGTATGTTGATCCTTTGGTGAAACTCATGTTAAAATCTAATAATGCCAATACATAAATTAGATACTCACCAGAATGACTTACCCTACTTTATGTTAAGTAGGGAGGTCGTTCAATCAATTGATAACCCTGATGCATTAGCTATATGGTGTTATCTACAATCAAAACCACAAAACTGGGTAGTTCTGGAAGATCAGATCCGATATCATTTTGATATAGGAAGATCTAAATACTTACAGGCTATGAAATGCCTAAGAGAGTTAGGCCTATACAAGGTGATAAGAATAAAAGATGAGCAGAATAGGTTTGTAAGTAACGAGTTCCATATATATCCTTTTTCGTACTTACGGGATTCCGAACATACGGAAATGCATACCGACATTAAAGAGAAAGAGATACCTAAAGAGAAAGAGAAGGTTTCTCCTGAAGAAAAAGAATTGTTTGAAAAGTTTAGGGTTAGATACTTAGGTAAAAAACGAGGCCTAGACACAGAATTTACTAATTTTAGAAAGAAGCATAAAGATTGGAAGAAAGTTCTACCAGTTCTTGCAGATTTAAAATTAGATCATGATGTAACAGAAAGAAGATTCATTCCTCATTTACAAACATTTATTAATGGCCGTAATTGGGAGATGATGTTAGAAGATAAAGATAAAAAACAATCCAAACCATATGGTGAGGAATTTAACTGGAGAAATGTATGAAAAAAACTAGAACACTTTCAACTGAAAGAGTTTCTAAGGGAGAAGTAACTCCTTTTGCACCAAACTACAAAGTTATTATGGAAATGTCTACTAGAGAGAGAAAAAGAAAAGAAATTAAACTTAAAGCTAAAAGGAGAAATGTATGAGCAAAATGGGAAACTTAAGAATAGAAGCTGAAGAACAGGTTGAATATTTTAGCAAAGCAGATTTTGTTAAGGTATTTGGCAATGGATCAGATGAAATATGGGATGAACATCATGGTAGTGATGATCCTGAAGATTATAAAAAAACGGAGGTAACAAATGCAAAACCAAGTATTACGCAGAGAATTAAAAAGCAAGACAGATTCTACTGATTCAGAAAGAGCCGTTATTGGTGGCCTTTTATTAGATCCAACATGCATTGACGAGGTAGCGGGTACTGGATTAATAGCCTCAGACTTTAACAATGATGAGTTAGGATTATTATATATGTATATCCTAGATATGCTTGATGAAGATGAAAAGGTTGATCCTTTATCTTTAAGAAACTGGATCGATAGGGAGGGTAATCATAGTGGAGATTGGACAGGATTTCCATATTTAGCTACTATGATGGAAGAATGTATAGGTACAGAAAATATTAGTGTATATTCTAATCATATTCGCACCTGTCGTATCAACAACGATATTGAATCGCTTAAATTTAAGATTGATTACAACAATTATCAAGATACAGTTAATCAGATACAGTCGCTTGAGTCTGAATTAATTGATCAAAACCAAGACTCAATGAAAACTATTGTAGGAAAAACAATAGATTACATAGATGATGTCAATAAATTTGGTACTGGTCTTTCTAGTGGATTTCAGTCATTAGATGCTTTAACTAATGGATTTAGAGAAGGATCACTCAATGTATTAGCGGGTAGACCAGCTATGGGAAAATCTACATTGGCACTTAATATAGCAAGTCATCTATCTGATACTAAGAATGTGCTTTTTTTCTCTCTAGAAATGAGTCAAGTACAATTAGCCATGAAAATGATCTCTTGTTATACTGAGATTGCACTTAATACAGTTGAAAAAGGCCATTTAAACACTAAAGATGAACAAAAATGGTATGAGGGATTAGCTAAAGTAGGCAATAAAAACATGACGATCATAGACAAGTCAGGCCTTTCTATGGCAAACATATTTTCTATGTCAAAAAAGCTAAACTCAGAGCGAAAAATTGATATAATACTTATAGATTATTTGCAGATCATGAAATACAACAAGGGTAACGAGGTTTCTGAGTTAGGAAACATAACCAGAGAGTTAAAACACCTCGCTAAACTCCTTGAGATACCCGTAATTGTACTTTCTCAGTTGAGTAGGGGGGTAGAGAGCCGAGAGAATAAAAGGCCGTTTATGAGCGATTTACGATCTTCTGGAGAAATTGAGCAAGATGCAGACATGATCATGTTTGTTTATAGAGATGATTATTATCATGATGATTCTCCAGATCGAGGCCTAGCAGAATTGATTGTTGCTAAAAATAGAATGGGGCAATCAGGCTTTGTAAAATGTAACTTTGAAGGAAAATATTCTAAATTTTCAGATCAAGAGTTAGATATTTATGGCAAAAAGTAAAAGTAAAAAGATTAGAGAGTCAGCTAGAGGTGAGGCTTGCACAATGAGAATTCAGGGTTGCATGCCTGATAGAGAAACTGTTGTTCTTGCCCACCTAAATGGTGCTGGTGTAGGCCTAAAAGCATTAGACATACATGGGGCATATCTATGCCTAAACTGTCATGATATATATGATGGTAGGAAAGAAGCACCACCTAACACAGATGTATCATTAGAGATGTATAGGGCAATTATTGAAACACAAAAAATTTTAGTAGAAAAAGGATTAATTAAATGAAAACAATAAAATATAAAATAGATGAAAATTTGACATTAGAGGGCGATAGATCTTTTAAAACATATTTAGGAATATTTTATATTAAATATATATTGCTTCCATTTGTTGATTACATCTTAGCACCTATCTTTAGGTTTAAATTATTTCTAAGAAAATGGATAAGATGAAACAATCTTGGTTAATCTTTATGTTAATACCTTTATTTGTTGTTATAATGATGATTAGTGGTTGTAGTAAGTTTGAGCAACAATTAACTTGCCATCCAGTTCATGCTAACGAATGTACAGGTTGGTTAGGAGATAAACCTGTTTATAATGAGTTGTAAGAAGTTAGGGTACTTAAATATTATTGATTTTGTAGTCATTATGTTAGTGCTTCCAACTGAAAAGTACCCTAATTTGTTATAACTAGAGGAGAGAAGTAATGGAAAAAGTGATGGATGTAATTAACACAATTCTAAAGAACAGATCTTTAACAGTTTTTTTAGGAATTTGTGTGGTGGCATTATTCTTTGGATGGGTTGGTGGCTAATACAGTACACGACAATATCAAAAACCCCTCACACTATACTCAAGGTAAGATAGAGGCTAAAACATTTATAGTTGACCAAGACATGACTTGGGCAATAGGTAATGCAGTCAAATATCTTGTTAGGTATAGATGGAAACACAAAGGTGAGGGGCGAATCCATGATCTCCGAAAAGCAATAGAAAATATTGAGATCGAAATAGACAAATTGTTAGAACAGGATATGATACAATGAGTACATACAGGGTTATTCATAGAAACGAGCCTAAAGAAGCAATATTTAAGGCTTTAGTATATGATTTTTTTAAGACAAACCCTGACTGTGATGTAGCTACAGTATCTATAACTCAAGATGCACCTAAAAGATCAGAATTCCAAAGCCGTTTGTATCACCTTTGGGTTGATATCCTAAGAAAAGAACAAGGTGAAGAAAGCAAAGAAGAATTTAAAAAAGATCTTGCTGAAAGATTTTTAGGTGATAGAGAGAGATCAAGTAAAGATCTTACGATTCCTGAATTTGTTCAATACTTAAAAGATATTGATAACTACTTCTCAAGAGAGTGGGGCATTATGTTGCCTCGTAATGAAGATTATCATAGAACAATGAGTAATGAGCATAAGGCATAAACAAGAAAGATTTGACAAACTAGATGCAATTTCAGAAAATTTAAGGAACGCTAGAGAGTTAGCAAGAGAAGAAGATACACCAAGAGATATAGAAATCAGACTTCTTTTAGCTTTAGCAATATCTGATATTGATATCCTAAGAGGCGAACACTATGAGGATTACATTTGAAGTTGATCCTTGCCCAGCCTCCAGACCAAGAGTAACTCGTTGGTCTACATACTACCCTAAGAGGTATACCAAGTTTAAAAAAGACATGCAAGCACTAACAAGTGAGATGGAAACAACTCTCTCTGAAAACTTGTTAAGTGTTCATGTAGATTTTTATATCAAGATGCCTAAATCTTGGTCAAAGAAAAAAACGGAGAAATTAGCTAACACCTATTGCAGTAACAATTCAGATATTGACAATTATATTAAAGCGATCTTAGATGCTTTAAATGGTGTTTTATTTATTGATGATAGACAAGTAGTAGAAATATTTGCTAGAAAAATATATAGTAAACAGGCCTACATACTTTATAAACAAAAGGAGATTTATGGAAATGACGAGGTTAGAGTTATGTGAAGCATTAGCAACAGATTATGCCAAAAGGGCATCAGTATTAAGCCTAAAGTTTGATGAGGCTTATAAGAAGTATTTAAAGAGATGTGAAGTACGAAGTTACGAAAACTTAATGCAACAGTTTAAAGTAGGAAACCTCGCTAACCCTAAAAAGATTACACCAACATTAAAAGCTAACGAGTATATTATATCTGCACCAGCAGACGATGATTGTGAAGATGGAGTTTGCAAACTCTAACGATACTCCATATCTAAAGGTCGCATTTCGTAATATAATGCAATATCTTCAGAATAAGCCTCTATAGGATCGTAATCATCTCTAGTGTATGTAACACCATCTTCTACATAACTGCTTTGTTTATTGTAATCTTCTAAACGAGGTGCACCTTTATGGCCTAATCTGTTTTCCCAAAATTCTTCATATTCAGCTATATCTTGGTCTAATTTATCCATTCTATCGCCAATTAATTTTGAGCCAACACCAGCAATTCCAGTAAGCATAACATTAGCAGGATTTTTTCTTACTGTTTTGCCTATA